TTATCTTCAATTAAAATTTTATCACCTTTTTCAACTGAATTTATTAGCATATCAAAAACTTCAATTGAACTTTTAACGGTATCTGAAAAACTAGGTGAATGAATTATTTCACGCAATCTTTCAACGCAATCTATAGTCCTTGAAAACATTCTGATACTTTTATTCACAGCACTTTCTTTCATTTATTTCCCCCTATGAATGATATGCAATATTATATATGCATTGCATATGCATTACAACCAGGTCAAAAATAAAGCAAATTGTTAGAACGGCAACCACCCAGTACCAATATTGATATACTGCCAATCTATCGGATACTGTCCGTCAAAGTATGATTGACCACGCAAAGCCAAGTCTTTAGGGCTGACTTCCATAAGCTTTTTACGTATCTCTTCATATTTTTTCATCGCCTGGTCTGGGAATGTGGCGCCCCATTCAGAACATATATAATTGGCTAATTCATAGCGCAAATATTCAATATAGTAAGGGTCATAGGTAAGAGACATATCCGTATTTAAAGCTACATCCTCTAAACCAAATTTTCCTTGCAACTTAACCTGGTATATCCCGCCAGGCAAAAAGTACATGTAAACATTCATACCATTCAATACACGTTCTGCTCGATAGCTGAATGGAAGGTTGGATATATTATCTACACGAGGTGTACCAAAATATTCGTAGCGCGTAGTTTCATACATGCTATAGCGAACATCACCAATATTAAAAGTGATAGTGTCTATTAATAGAAGATTAGGTATGAAATAAAGTTCTTGGTTTAAAACGGTATCAAATTCATAGAATGTAAAATAAGGGATTAACCTTAAATCTGATTTCTTATAATCTAATATAGCATTTAATAAGTATAAGCCGTCTGTAATCTGACTTGAATTAGGAACTTGCAAATCACGGCTTACAACTTGTGATAAGTAAAACGCCCTTGTAATCAACTGAAGCGCTGTATAAGCCATGATTGCAAATCCTTATGCAATTACAGAGTAAATTGGTAACCCGCAACATCAATAGCAACTGTATCGGTTCCTGACACTTTATAGTTAATGGCTGGCGATATTACGCTGCTTATGCTTACAGGTTGCGACAACACTAAACTATTGCTAGTAACAACAACCGACGTAACTTGAGCCGTTATTGTTACAGCGTCTCCAGTCGCATTTGCTGGTTGCATTTTTAACGTGTCACTAGCTGCACCTGGTGTGAACACACTATAAATCCACACAGGTACGTTGTTTAAGTTAGGAACCAAGTGAATCAAGTTAGCAGGAACATAGCTTGCAGAAGCACCAGCGGTAATATTTGACGCTTGCGGTGCATCATACATAAACAGCCGTGATGAACTGCTGTCATCAGTCCAGTATCCTTTTAGGAAATGAGAGCTCGCATCAGTAGTAACAAATCCAATACGTCGATAAGCGCTATACCCGAAAGGCATGTAAGGGAATGTAGTAACGCCATTCGCAACAGAAATCATCGCACCTGTTGGGAGGTAGGTAACGGGGTCACTAACCAAATAGACTGAGTAAACAGTACTTGCAGCAATAGTGCCTATATCAATGCCATTTAAACCCTTATTGGCTGAATTAATCACGCAAGGTGTTAATAAATCCATTTGATAAGTTTCACTTGAATCTAAACAAGTACCAATTGCGATATCAAGCAAGGAGTTTGGTGTTGTTGCATCATTTGAAATTTGTAATCCATTGATGTAGAAAAATGGTACTTGACCATATTGTTTATAGGTCATTGGTATATTTGGTACTGGCATGATTAATATCCTTATAATCAGTTAGTAAATGCCCCATTTCTGGGGCTATTCATGCATTACATTGGGAAGGCAAGGCGCATAGAGTTTTCAGCTACTAACGTTGATCCCCAGATAGAATCCCTTACGTAAGCGCGGTTGTTCAGACCAAATTGGCTACCAAAATAATGACGAATTGCAGCCCCACTATCTTGGTCTCTCATGTTTACAGTAGTGAAAGGTGATTCATCTGGCAAAGTCGGCATAGCGAGATAAAATTGATCGCCAGACATCAAAATCCCTGCACGATGCGAAGGAAGTGGTGTTACAGTCATTCCAGCTGCAATGGCATTATTAATGTTTTGATTTTGATTCTGAGCAGAAACCAAACCTACACTATTAATTGTCTGAATTTGAACCGTCACAGCACCGCCTACAGTGGCCGCATTTGCAATCGCTCTAAACTGAACAGGTTGCTGTGTGGGTTGATGGCCGATGAAGGTTAAGAAGCGCATATTTGGCTGCCCTGATACGCCATCGTTAAACTGGAATAAATCTCCGGCTTTAATTGCGTTTGCATCGGTTCCGCCAGTAGGCTCAGTGAAACTTATGGCAGTAACGTTTTGACCAGTTGGATCGTTAGTAGATACTACTGTCATTACGTTATTAGGAGCGGCAGTATTGCCAATAGTTCCAGAAATATGCAAAGGCAGAAGGTTTGATTGATACCATTCTGTATTAGCAAATCGACCTAATTCCCAGCTATATGCATCTTCATTGTTACGATTGATAGCAAATTGGTTTAAACCAGTTCCTATAATCGCGGGAATGTTAGCAACAGGAAGAATTGAGCACATATCATGTTTAGCAGCGCCAAAGTCTTCAAAATTAGCGACAGCCTGAGCTAGCTGGGTATAGCTATTGATTGGTGTCACAGCATTACCAAAAAACCTAAATGGGCCTGAGTTAATTTGTGGTGACTGAAAGTTTGGATTTTGTGGGTCGTTAATAACAACGCCAGATACAAAGTTTTTAAGGATATCTGCTTCTATGATTGAACCTAGTTCTTTCATTGCTGACATTCCGAATCTATCCATGTACTCACGTACGTTAAAGATAAATTGTTGGTCGGTGTAAGCTGCTGCGACGTTTGCGGCTTGTGAGCAAACCAATGATTGAACACGTTGTACTGATGGTTGTTCAGTAATTACTAAACCTGCGTAAGAAATATACCGAGGAGTTGTATCAAAAGTGACCGTATCGCCCAAATTTGCGACTAAGTCGTTGAAATTACGGAATTTTTTATTGGTAATGTTAATACCAACGAATTCATTTAATAACCATGCAAGTTCAGCTTTTTGATAAGTTTGCACGGTTTGCAAAATGTTAATAGGTGTTGAGCCAGCCATGTTGTTCTCCAAAGTCCATTTTTTCGGAGACAACAATCAAATAAGTTTAGCGCCTATTTTTAAACATCTTTTGGTAGTCACTCACACTCATCTGACTGTCATCTACGGATGCAGTTGATGAGGATTTGAGTTGACTCATTGGGTCACGCGCTTGCGAATCTTGAACTTTAGCGTCTTCATTTTGCTTAATTGATTTCGACAAAGATTGCATTTGTTTTTGTGCTATATAGGGTTGGTCTCTAACATCCGCTAATATGGCTGTTAATTTATGAGGATTGTCTATGACTTCCTTCATAATCTCGCCAGTATTATCAAATGAATTGGCCATCTCGATAAAAGCATGCATTCTTGGGTCGTTATAATTAAGTTGATTGAGTTCTGCTTCTAAACCAGGATATTTTTGTTCAGCGACTTGCATCTTTCCCACAAATGTATTGATTAAGTGGTCTTGCTTAAGTTGCTGAAATTGCGCTTGAAGAGCTTGGGGAGCTTGTTCTGCAATCATCCTTTGCACATCTTCTTGGCTTAATTGCGGCATACCGCCTAAACCTTGTTGCTGCATTGGTTGCTGTTGAACAGCTTGTTGTTGTGGTGCTGTTTGTGCAACGTCCTGTTGCTGCTGCATTTGCATCATCGCTTCCTTTCGTCCCTTTTCATAAGCTCTATCGCGTTCTCGTTTGACTACGTCGGAAACCTGTCGTTTATTAAACGTAGGCTTTTGATCGTCTTCAATCTCAATTGCATCCTGAGCTTGTGGCTCTCCATACGCCAAATCATCCTGATTTGGTTCAATTTCTCCAACAGTCATTGTCAAATCCTTATGTCCTGACTATTTTTTCGCGTCACCGTGAAACATTCTTTAACGTTAGAACGAGACGGCTATTTTGTCCTCGGATAGCTCCGTAATTGTTACATTATTACATAGTGTTAAAATATGTCAATGTTATTAATACTTAGCCTTTTTCTTATGCTTTTTTGCTTCGCCCGCTTCTGAGTATGCGATGGCTACAGCTTGCTTTTGTGGGTATTTTCCTGTAGATGTTAATTCAGCAATATTTTCGCTTATAACCTTTTTTGATTTACCTTTTTTAAGTGGCATATTATTCTCCTAATTCTTTTACTATTACATAAACTACCCAGTTTTTTTTATTAAAATTTATTTCTTCAATTTTATTTTCTACCGTCTTGGAAATAATTTTTGAAGCGGATTCAATTGATGCATCACTTGTAAAAGCCAAATTAAATAAAGCCAATTCTTTTCCTGGAATTTCATAATTCATTTAAGTTTCGCCTTGTTTTTGTTTCTACTTTGTTTAAACTTGAAGTTCCACAAATTC